CCGGTAGAGTCGACTACCGTAGTGCACTGTGCGCTTGAACTGTAAAGGAGATGTCCTTCTCGGACCATGTTGACGACTGCGGTGATCGTCTGCTTGCCGGAACGCTTCCGGGCCCTAACTCCTTGCATCGCAACGCGCTTTGTGATGTCGATTGTGAGCGCCCATGTTGCGTCGGACGAAATACCAGGGTCACAACCCTGGACGTAACGGTGAGCCGACTTTGGCGCATCCTCGACCTCCAATGTGCTATCGAAGCAGGCCTCGACTCCTTGAGACGAGAAGAACGCCTTACGGGACTCGATGAAGTATCCGTCTACGTTCTGAGGGATTAGGTACTCAGCTTGCTGTCTAACGACCGCGTCGAAATCTTCCTGACGTAGTCCGTATCCGATATTGTCCCTCGTGGACAACCGGAACGATATGAACTGGTCGTCCCTGGTTGGGTTCTCCGGGTTTCCCATCTCCCAGAGATCCGAGTAGTCGTTGTAGCCTTCGGTTGGGGTTCCGATGAAGTGTAGAGGCCCTCCGGTAGACAGACGGCGCAGGTTGAGCACTTCTTGGTAGATTGTTATCAAGTGAGGCTCGAAAGCTGCCTCGTCGAATGAGATTCCCTGCATGTCCTTGCCCAAGAGCGCCTTCGCCTTGTCCTGGGTCGTTCGGAAGTGGATGCTGGCCCCGCCCAGAATTGGGTTGAACTTTATCCACAGGTACTCCCCTCGGTACTTCTTTTCAAAGTCGGCAACCTTGCCGAGCTCTTTTGTTAGGGGGCACCCTCGACCCTTCTGGGCCGGATGCGCACCCTGCAGTATCATTGCAATTTCGCGGTGAACAAGTTCTGCGGTCTCTTGCTGGATTCCGACGTGGTACCACTCGTACGGGTCATTGATCCACCTGATCGCATCCGTCTGATCTCCTCCGGCGGGAGGTCTAACCCCGAGTTTGTAGATGGCATGATGAAGACAGACAACCGCCATCGCGAGCGTTTTGCCGGCACGATTACCAGCGGAAACGACGGTTGTGAGGTACCTTGGCCTGAATCCGTCATCTGCACGGTCTGCGCAGGCCTTCCACCATCTGACCTGTCCAGGGTTCCCCTTGATACCGAGCCAGCGAGAAGCAAAGAACTCGACGTCACTGCGACCGCGAGCCAGATCGAGAGCGGCTTGTCCTTGGACAGAATTCAAGATCCCTTCTTCTTCTTATTCTTAAGGCGCTCGCTCATTGCACGAGCCTTGGCCTTAGCGTCCGCCTTGCTGCTGGCGCCCCATGCCTGGAGGCTAAGTAGAAGCCTTGTAGGCTTGCCCTTCTCGTCCCTCTCCGGACCGGGCATGCCGCCCATACGGGCCAGGAACGATGCCCTGCGGGGGTTATCACCCTTCTTGACTGGTGCCTTCAAAGTTCCGCCGGTCTCCGCCTTGTAGGATGCCCTGCCCTTGGCGTTTAGGCCACCCTTTGGGTTCTTTCCTTCTTTTCGCTGCCATGCTGCCGTTCTAGCCATTCCTCACCTCGTTGTGGAAGTACAGTACCTTCGGCACGAACTTCAATGATTTAGACCTTGAGGCTATCTTTTCGATGAACGTTCCGTCAGCCTCGTAATGACGGTCCGTGTACCCTGCCTCCCTGGCAAGTGTAGTGCTAACTATGTAGTTGCCAGAGGTTGAACTTCCGGATCTAAAGTTTGGGGTTGAGGCCTTGGACCACCCGCAGTAGACTGCGTCGTGTCCGTCCTCTGCCTCAGACATCATCACTTCTATGTACGTCTTGTCGTATGAGTCGTCATGGTTGAACCAGCCCGTGTAGTCAGATGACGCCAGGTCAAGCCCCTTGGCCCGCTTGTCGTGGCCCCAGTCGTTAAGGTTTGGCTCTGGGTGGAACCTGATCGCCGGATACGCTCTTTCAGCTTCAGAGAGGCTAATATCACTAGCAAGGACAATGATTTCATTAGGGACCCTGGTCTGGGCCAGAAGGGAGTTGATCGTGCGTAGCATTGCTGCCTCGTCCGCATGAGCAGTTACAATTGCTGTGAACGTCGCCACTGATTCTCCTAATGATATCGCTGCTTGATATTCCCCGGGTGTATGGAACGTATAGCATTTGTATTGATCGTTCGTCTAGCCATTCCTGGCTTATACCTAGCTGGCCAAGGAGTGAGTTGCCGGTCCAGTCATCTCCGTGAGCTATGTAGATCACTTTGACTCCGGTAAGCGAGTCGATGGTTTTCCCTGTGTCCTCGTCACCGATATTCACAACGACCTTGTCGACCCAGCGGCAGGATTGTGCTGCAGCCATCCGCTCAGCGATGTTCATGATCGGCTTTCTCTTGTACCGCTCTGCGAACTCGTCTGAGTTCAGCGATACAATGACTCTGCCGTAGTCCCTGCACTTTCGTAGGAACTCTGCGTGTCCGTGGTGAAACATGTCGAATGTTCCGCCGACGTACACCCATGTCATCATTCAGTAAGTAGTTCCGGCTCTACTGGAGTTGCTATTCCCTCTACTACGATGGACCCTCCCAGTATTGATGCCAGGGTCATGGCCAGGTCCCTGTCTGCGCCCTTCTCCTGTCGCCTGTCCAGAATTTCCTGTGCCCTTAGCCCTTCTGAGAGGGTGGGCAGAAGCTCGCCGTTTTCTATTGCGGAAAACGTGTAGTCCCGGACTAGGGAGGCAAGATCGGTTCCGGAGGTTGGCTTCAAGGTGTTCTTTCGCTTCTCCATCACCTTTATGGCAGCGGCCTTAGCCTGCTCGAAGTCTGTGGTTAGGTGCTCTCTTCGATGCTTGCCAAGGGTAATCCGGCTGACGTACTGGCCCTCAGACTCTAGCCAGCTGCTGATCCTGGTATCAGGCATCCCCTCTTTCATTCTTTTGCCGATCATTTCGGCAAAGGGGCTCCTGCAAACGTGGCAACCGGTGAGTATCGGAGCCAGATCTATGGACTTCACTTAAATATCGAACTGCTTCTCTTCCGCTGCCTTATCCTGCGCGGACTTTTCCTTGATACCGAACGCGCTGTTCTTTGGGTCAAGGAACTTGATCAGCACCTGAAGGCCTGATGCCAGACCTGCGGAAAGCACTGTTCTAAAGTCTCCCCCAGTGATGTCCAGTAGGGGTATTCCGAGACCGAGTGCAACTGAGATTGAGACCGTAATAAAGGTACGTCCAAATTCAATAAGGGCCTCGTCTACGCCCGTGTTGTCAATGATCCAGCGGATGCTTGACTTTATGTCGCTATACATTCTGACTCCTTATTTCCATTCGACTATGGCAACGTGCTTGAAGGCCGCGCCACCAGTCTGCTTCTTCTTGCTCGCAGCAATCTGCTTAAGCTGTTCTTCCGTAACTACGACCCCGAACTTCTCTTTGCCCTTGCCCGAACGCGTGGGACATGCCCACTGCCATCCGTCAACGGCATCCCACCCACCGGCAGTCATGTGTCCATATCCCTGCGCGATGTGCTTCTTATCCTTCTTAATCCAGTAGTTCTGCCACTTCTTGTGCCACTCGCTGATCTCAACGGCTGGGTAGTCCACAGCCTGCTGGACCCAGATGATGAGTCCGGCGCCGCGATGTGCGGAGATGACGACGTCATCCCACGACTTGGCGTAGCGTGCCTTTGCTCCCATCTCCTTGGCGGTCTTGATCAGGTCACCGAGGGAGGATCCGTTGTCGGACACTCCCTCTTTCTCCACGAACCCCGTAGCCTTTGCCTTCGCCTTGATGCCATCGCCAGCGGACGGGTCAACGGTGTACTTGGATGCCCACGCCACGGCGGCTGCCGTGCTGGATGGACCGCAGTCGTCTAGAATGCCGCCCTTCTCAACGTGATCGAGTTGTGACTTGACCTTGAATTTCATCTTAATCCTTCCAGCGTAGTGGCCCTGTGGCGAGCCATCCAATTGTCAACAGTACAAAGAGTGTTGCCATCGTGGTCTGCGTCTGACCCTCTGGCAGGACCACCACCGCAAATAGGAGACCAAGGACGGTCCAGGCTCCGCTGATGAGGTCGGTAATGATGTTCCTAAACACGTCGGTTCCCCTTTCGGCTAGATGAAGACTGGCTTGCTCCGCCTCCACCGCTTCCAGTGGTCATTGCTGCCGACGCCGCAATGCTTGCGACCTGGCTTGCAATTACCGCAACCGCGACTGGCTGAGCTTCTTCTTTTTCTTCTTGGTTTAGATCGCTGCCAATCTCGGTAATAGCTATGAGATTTTCAAATATTTCACCAACTGCTTCCGAAACCGCCTCAACTGCTTCGTCTACGCTTGGCAGTTCGTCAGTTGGCTCAGGAGAAGGCTCAACGCTAGGCTCAGGCTCAGGGCTAGGCTCGTCAGTAGGATCAGGACTCGGCTCAGGTTCCTCTGAAGGCTCTGGCTCGGGCGTCTCTTCGGGCTCGGTAGTCGGCTCTGGTTCTTCACTTGTCTCCGGCTCTACCGAGGGCTCAGGTTCTGGAGTCGGTTCAGGAGTTGGATCAGGAGTTGGCTCTGGCGTAGGCTCCGGAGTCGGCTGAGGCGTCGGAGTAGGTTCCGGCGTTGGCGTCGGCTCGGGCGTAGGCTCTGGCGTTGGGCTCGGTTCTGGAGATGGATCAACAGAAGGCTCCGGTGTTGGGGTTGGGGCCGGGCCCACTACCCAGGTTGTGTTGGTAATCTGTAGGAATCCTGCTCCGCAGCAAGAATCAGTGCTTAGGATGCGGAATCCAAAGATCCCGCCTGCGGCAATGTACACTGCCTGCGTACCGTTCTGCTGAAGAGAGTTATATCCGGCCTGATCCCAGATAGAGAGATCAATCCAGTTCTCGTTGAGGAGCATCTGTGCTCGGTCATAGAACGCACCATCAGTGGTCCAGTATGACCAGTCAAAGGAGACTGTCTCTCCGACTGATGAATCGGTCGTCAACCCAGTTACCGTGTTCTGCCACGGATATCCTGGACCTGCGTTATTCGACCCTTGGATGAGGATCGTCCCGTCGGTCAGGGTGACGATGCCGTTGGAGTCGATCTGCTGATCCCATTCGTCCGTGCCCTCAAGAGCAAGTGTGCTCACGGGGGAAAGAAGCAACGTCAAGGCTAAAATGGCTGCAAGCCTTACCACGCTGGGCTCCTTTCTACATTAGCATCCGCAGTCTTGTTCGATCTCCCCCATGGTCATTTACTCCTCAGTCGGCTCTGGGGCTGGGGCGAGAAGGTCTGCGATGAACGCATCTACCCACGCCTGCGCTTCTGCGCGGTCAGCCCACGGTCGTCCGTCGGGGTGAACGTCTTGAAGCTGGAATGGAGCTCCATTCTCGTTTGGGTTTTCGTCGTCCCAAATGCGCACTTCAACTTTTTCGTTGATCTCGTAGCTATATCTCATAAGTCACCTACACGCTTGTATAACTGATTGGAGTGAACAAAAGATTTGAGGAGCCGTCAGAAGCGGTCACAAAGCTAGAGTTCCCTCCAGCAAATAAGAATCTGCCATTCCCGTGCGTTGCGGTCATGAAGTTATATGATCCGAAGTTTGATGTTCTAGAGGTCCAAGTAATTCCGTCGGTTGAAGTTGAGATAGACCCCGTTGATCCACTTCCGCTTCCGATCACGAACAAACTGTTGCCAAACGCTAAGCCTTGAATTGTGTTCGTGCTCATGCCAGCGCTTCTGGTAGTCCAAGTAATACCGTCTGTAGATGTTCGTAGTTTTCCGTCATATCCGCAGGCAACAAAGATTCCGTTTCCGAATGTAATTCTAGTGATGATACTTGAAGCAAATCCAGATGTCCTCGCAGTCCAGCTGGTCCCATTTGTAGATGTTGACAGCTGACCGTCGCTGCCTACCAGAACATAGGTGCTATTTCCATAGGCAACGTCATATACCGCTGAGGTTCCATTGATATTTGGTGTTCTCTGAGTCCATGAAAGACCGTCAGTTGACGTTGCGAGGCGTGCGTTGTCCCCTCCAATAAACCAGATTCCGTTCAAGTACTTTGCAGCCTGAATGTAGTTGGTTGACCAGTTTGGTGGAGTAAATGTAGTCCAAGTAATTCCATCATAGGAATATGCAGCCTGCGCAAGATCACCACCAGCAATCCATAGGTTATTTCCATAGCCAACACAGTTTACTTTATTGTTGTGAGTAAACGGAGCGCCTGCAAGCTCGCATTGGAACCACTCTGCTCCATCCAGCGAGTACCTTATTGCGCCGCTTTGTGCAATTCCGCTTCCTGTTGAGCTAGATGCGTACGTCGTTGCGTGAAACATTCCATTTCCGTACGAAGATCCAGTAAGAAACGTGGTACCGGCTACACCAGAGTCTCTACCCAATACCCAGGTCGTCCCAGCAGCCTGCCCAACGCTTCCAATATCGGATGTCGCAGAGATTCTTCGGGTCTCTTTTGGCATTAGGGTGCCCGTAACACCAGAGATGGTGATGGAGGTTTTGTTCCCAAGATTAGTAACGGCGTATGCAGCAGAAGCAATACCTAATGCTGTTCCCGCTACGGCTCCACCAATGTCAATATAAAAACTACCAGATGCAGCAGGTGTAGTAAACGCCACCCCGCCAGACCCATTTGCCTGCAAGATCTGCCCGCTCGTAGCGGCGCCAGAATTGATATTTGAAGAACTGACAGCACCAGAAGCCAGCGCAGCAGAGCCTACCGATCCAGCCGCGATCTTCGTTGCAACTACGGCATTGTCCGCAAGTGCTGCTGACCCAACTGCACCAGCGTTGATCTTCGCAGCAACGACCGCGTTATCCGCGATCTTGGCCGAGGTTACCGCCCCATCGACAATCTGCGAGGAGCTGACTGAACTCAGTTCGGTGGTTTTACCAATACTCATTTAGGCTCCTAGCAATGCGCTGATTTCAGATTCCGTTAGACCAATCGCTGCGAGTTTAGCGCGGGCGGATTCCTTAGAGGCGGCAACGGCAGCATCCCTTGCGGCGTTGGCTTCGTTCTGAGCGTCGGCTGCTTCCTTTTGCAGATTGATTTCAGCAATCTCCTCTGGAGTTGCTGGTCTTTCTATAATTTCACCGGTTTGACAATTAGCAATAACAGTGTTCATATATATCCTTTATGATCCGTAAAGTCTAAATATCGCAACGTTAAAGTTTCCAGATACCCAAAGTGTTTTAATTGCAACATCCTGACCTGCTGTGGCGGTGCCCCAGCCGTGGCCAACAAATCTTCCAGCGTGCTGTTGAGATAGGAATCCAATTCTGGTGGCAGGACCAAGACCGCGATAGTTATTTATTTCAATATTTACCATGGACCATCTATTCTGTTGGTTAATAATTGTGCAAACAAAACCAGAGCCAGCAGTTCCCTCAAAATTGTTGTGTCCAGTTCCGTATGTTGTTATTCCATTGTCTGTGGTTTTATTTATATACTCAATTGTTGATGCAAACCCAGTTGTTCCACCAATGGCAGCGGAGTTAGTCGAAGGGTTAATACTTATATTGCTTTCCGCTGATGTGACAAAAAATTGACCAATAAGATGAAGGCGGGTATATGTTTGTGGAATATTTGTAAATGAAAGGTTTGATGTTGGGGCTGCCGATGAAAATGCAGATACCGAAGAAATAAGCACCATTCCACCACCAGCAGGGGCGGCTGCAAATGACACTCCACCTGATCCGTCTGCCGTGAGCAAAGTCCCTGACGTGGAAGTTCCAGAACTGATTTTAACTGCTCCAACTGCGGCGTTAGCAATCTTTGCAGCCACTATTGCGTTGTCTGCAATTGCTGCTGATCCAACTGCGCCAGCAGCAATCGACGCTGCGACTACCGAACTTGATGCAAGAGCGGCAGAACCTACGGCACCAGAGGCAATGGCTGCCGACCCTACAGCGCCAGCGGCGATCTTGGCGGCAACAACTGCGTTGTCTGCAATCTTGGCAGACGTAACCGCGCCGTCAACAATCTGTGACGTACCTACCAGGCTAAGGTCTGTAGTTACTTCGATAGCCATTAGGCGACCTCTGAACCGAAGGCGTTGAACGAAGTGACGGCATTAGAGGACTGAACGGTCAGTACATCTGCCGCGTCTGCGGTGATACCGAGCGTAAAGGTAATCGTCTGCCGTGCGGCAAGCGTCACCTCGTATGCGAGGTAGTGCTTTGACTCAAGCGTCGCACCGTCTGGGCGGATTGCCACCCGGATCGTGCATACCGCCGTGTCTTGGTTGCAGGCAATCAGCGTGGACACCACCGTCTGCGTTGCAGCAGGCACCGTGTACAGCGTGGTTGCGCTTGCTGCGCTTGGGGTAATCTGTCCTAGAACCTTATA